GGGCTATCACCGCCACGTCAACGCGGGAGTTTTCGCGCGGCACGTGAAGGTATGGATCGATCTTAGCGAGACCGTCCCACGTCGCCAAAGTCTTGGCAATCGTGGTTTTCTTCGGGCTGTATTTTCGCAGATCGATCCGCAGCATCCAGCCGTTGGCGATGACCTCCGGCCGCACAATTGTGCTCGCCTGCGACACCGAAGAGTTAAGTGCGAACGACAGCATCGGCACCCACTTTTCATCGGCCCATGGCGGTATCGCCACATAGCGAACGAACGGCCTGTCGGCTTCCGGCAGCGTCACCAGATCCGCCAGTGCCCACCCGACCCAATCACCGGGCACTGGCTGTCGTTTGGGCAGTTCCTCCGACATCGCCGCTCGCGATAGGAACAGCACGAAATAAAGCGCGATGACGCTCAGACACACCACCGCCCCGACCCGCTTATGATCCACGCGCCACCTCCCATTGGATATAGAGCGCCACGCTCGTCACCGCTGCAATGGCAACCATCTCGCCATCGTAGCCCAGTGTCCACCAGAGCCACGTCGTACCACCGACGACGTAGGCAGCCATTAGGGCGCTCGCCGCAAAGAGCGCCCATTGAACCCGCTTGTCACGCCTCACGCTACGTGCTCCTGTCTCGGACCACAATCCGCCACACACACGCCGCCGCCATCGTGTAGCCGACGCCGCCGATATAGGCGCACCGCACCGCCACCTCGTCGCACTGCGCATGCGTTGCGACGATTCCGACGACACCTGCCATCGAAGCGAGCCAAAAAGAAAACACCGCCAATCGGTCGATCATGTCATTCGCTCCACGGTTACGTTGCCCGCTACTCGCAACACCAACTGCCCTTGCCGCAGCACCCACTCCGCCAGCTTGATTTCTTCGGCCGTCGGCGGCGGCCCATGCGGCTTACGTGGTCGCGGCGGCCCGTACGCTTCACGCACTAGCTGCCGCTCCCACGGTCCGATTTTCATGCGCGGATCGTACGTCGGCCGCATCAAGCTATCGCCGCCATGGTCGAGCCCCACGCCGTGCCCTATCTCATGGGCAAGCACCGGAAGCAGCCCTACGCGATTGCTTGGTATCGGCTCGCCGATCGCCCACGGTTCCGATGCGTCAATCCGCATCGTCACGGGAAACTGGTACGGCAGCGTACAGTCGGCGAGCACTCCGCCGGGTTGCTGCGTCATGTGCGACACGACGAAATTTGCGTTCGAGTCAACCTCCTCGAACCACAGCCCGCACTCTGCCTCCCACCAATCGCAAGCCGCGCGAAACACGGTGCGCAGTGCGTCGCGAGAGACTCCCGGCAGTCCGGGCAGTGCCAGTCGATAGCGGATGGTCGCATCGCGCGGCCAGCGTGATGGATTCGACCCGATCGCCGCCGGCTGGTATCCGCAGATTATTCGATCTCCCATTGGACGGTCTCCAGTTTGGTTCGCACGACCGCGTTTCGCGCCTCGCTTCCGTCAACGATGCGCCCGTATTTTTGCTTGAGCGGCGTTGCGTCTTTGGTCGGACTCCGCCGCACTGGCAACTCGCCGTAACGATACGTGCCGCGCATGATCTTGTCCGCCACAATGCCGATGGCTCGACTGATCATCTTTTCGCTGCGGTTGGCGATGCAACGACGATTGGTGTAGCCGCCCGGCAGGTCGGTAAAGAGTAGTAAATGCACCGCTAGCCGTCGTGCGTTGATTTCTCGCGGATCGACGCTATCCGCTGCCTCTGCCTTGCGTCGCCGAATTTCCACCGCCGACATCGTAGTCGGTACTCGATTCGTGGCTTGAATGCGGGCGCCACCAACGTTTTCGCGACCGTACAGTTCTGTCTTCGATAACTCAATGTAATACACCTTGTCCGGCACCTTGTAGTGCGCGATGAATTGCTCCGCATCCGGTCGCGTCGGAAACTTTGCGGCTTCATGCTTATTGGTCGTCCATCCTCGCGACGATCTCGCCCTAAGATACTTGTCGTCCGAATCTCGAAAAATTAGCCACGGCATAACCCGCTCCTTTATCCGTTGTACTCTTGTTTTTCGCCCAGCCCCTCATCGATCGCCGATTGCGTCAGCTCCCGCTCTTCCAACTCCGCCTGCTCTTCCAGCTTGTCAATTTCGCGGTCGAGATACCAAGCCGCCTTTTCCAAATCTTCCAAGGCATCGCCCTTGCGGCCCGCCCTCAACACATACTTGACGACGTTGGCCAAGCGGAAATTAAGCTCGAACGCCTCGATAACGTCGATCGCCTCAATTCCGCCGCTCTTGTAGTGCGGCGGATTGTGCACTGGATCGCTCACTTTTTCGCCCTTTCTTCTTGTGTTTTATCTTGATGGCATTGGTCGCACAGCACTTGCAATCCACGCGACTCGACAAATAGCCGCTCGATGAAATCGCCGGCCGTCTCGCGATCAAGCCGTCCGCACGGGATGACATGATCGACACTGATTTGATCGCGGCGGAACCATCCGCCGCACACGGCACACTGCGTCTCGACTCGCTGCTGGCGTGTCGGATTGGCTACTGGCCTCGTCGCCGCCCGAATGACATCGTTACGCGGCGGCCACGCGCGCCACGACTTCCGCAGTGCCGATCGAATGCGTCCCCAAAATTGGGCCTCCGTCATTCGTCCGCCGGCGCGAGTCTTCGCCGGCTTTTTCTTTTTTGGCTTGCGGCGCGTCACGCTTTTTTTCCCCCATGTCGATGCGGTCGCGTCGCGTTGTATCGCAGCTTTTCGCGGATGGTTGACCACAGGTCAACCTTGTGGAATTCGGCAAACATGCAGCACATATCCACGACGTCCAAAAGATAATCCATGGCGAGCCCATGATGCATGCGTGCGACTACCCTGGGGATGGCTTCCAACTGCTCGTAAAAAACGTCCAGTCCGCACGGGCTGGCGACATTGAACCTCCGCGACCCCACATAATCCGCAATGCGAATCATCAGGTCGCCAATCTCAACCCAAAAGCCCTCCGGCTTCGGCACGCCACCGGATCGCAGGACGGTCGCGGAATCCGCATACCATGTCGCCATGCGTCCACAGCGGTATTCCTCCCACGCCTCCGACAGCTCCGCGTGAAAATTCACCCAGCACTCGACGGCCGACCGCTCGCCCTCCCACCAGCCTTTATCGACGGCCATGGCGTGTGCCACGCACGTTAGCGAGTCGAAATCCACCACCTCGTCAATTTTGTATGCCACCATATTTCCCCTTGTAAAAAATGAACACCATCTAGCAACTACGGCTGCGGAATCGGAGACTCCGCGTAAAACCGCATCGTTTCCGCCTCGTCGCGGCTGAGCAGCCACACTCGGCGAGTTTGCCAGCACCGAAACGCCATAACCACCCCGTGCTCGTTTTGCAGCAACTCGGCGTTTCCGACCATGGTTTTGCCGTCAATCTCGACCGTTACCGCTTTATGCTTTTCGCCTGACTCAAAAATTTCCACCGCCATTCGATGCCCCTTGTGAAAAATGAAACTGCCCAAAAATTCGCCGCCGGCTCAGTCTCGCGACCGATCGCCAGTAGTGCCGTGTTTTTGATGCGGGCAAGGTCGGCCGCCACGTACACACCAGCCACCGAGCGGCGCTCGGTCGCAATCACGATTGATTCGCGGCCTTTGCCTTGTCCCTCGCCGCCCTGTACTGTTCCCACAACTCACCGAGACGCATTACCACGTCCGCGAACTCGTTATGCCCGACCGCCTCCTGCTGCTCCACAATCGCTATCGCAGCCTCCGCGACCGCCAACTGCACGTCAAGCGATTGACTACGCACGGCCAGCCTGACAAGCGATTCCGCCAATCGCTTGTCATCTCCGCGATTATCGTAGTAGTCCCAATTGCTCACCTGATTGGCATACGCCTCGATCGCCTCACGTAAATCCATTGCCACCACCCTCCAAAACCTTCCAGGATGCCCCAGGAATCGCCCGAGCCGCACAATGCGACTCGGAAGTCGATTTTCGATTCAATCGCGTCTAATGCCGTCCTAGTGCGTTAAAAACGATTCAACGCCCGCTTATGCGTTCCCGCTGAATCCGTCAACGGAATTCGTCAACCTCCTAGAGAGATAACCCTATTTTGATCAAACAAGAGCACAAAATAGACTGGACTTGACGAATTTGACGAATTCAATTTTGTATTCATAAACCCTTATTTTTCTAGTACTTATCTTAATCGAATTCGTCAAATCACGTGCTTGACGTTTCTTGACGTTTCTTGATGGATTGGCTGCCATAAAACAACTAGCAATTCAAAAATCTAGCCCGAGTGGGGGGAATTCGTCAAATACGTCAAATTCGTCAATTTGACGAATTCGGCACCTCCAAGACAGGAGGCGGAATGAAGCGTCGGCCGAGATAGACCGTGCGAGTTTTTGTTGCGGTCCGAGCGACCGTTAGGCAAATATACCCAGCCGCCTCAAGATCCGCAAGTATTTCCGCCCGCTCCCGCGCTTTCGCCCACTGCGTTTTTCTGGTGACCTCGTTCGCCGTCATGCCCTTTTCTCCAGCGGCCTCAATCAATCGCAGCACTTTCTTTTTCGCGGCCTCAACTTCGTTTTCGCTGACGCTAGCCGCGCACCCGGCAATCAGCCTGCGAGTAAGGTAGTTCGATAAAGAAATGCCGAACTCCACGTCCACAAGCTCGATCGACTGCGGTTCGATCACCGACCGGCTACAGGCATGAATCAGCGCCAGCTTGGCGGCCTTCTCCGCCGCCCTCGACCAGATAGCGGCCCGCATCAGATTTTCGCCGATCCTCTTTTCCGCAATGGCGGTCGCATAGTCGTCGAACCGCTCGATAGCCTCTGGCGCATGGCGTAGAACCCGAGGTTGTGGCGTGATAACGGCGGCCGGATTGTCGCTCGGTTGCCAGTCGGCCCACCACCGCAAGGCGTCGAGCAAATCCGCTGGCGGATCGCTCGACTCCAAGCCCTTGACCGGCATTGCGTAGCCACGGCCCTCGAACGCCATTAGGCGGCCCATGAGCCCCTCGCCGATGTTGTCAACGCTCAGCGAGTCCCAGAATTTTTGGGGCGTTGACGTGCCATAGATGCACAGGCACGGCTGGCACACCGATTTTACCCGCGACGCATCCGCGTAGGCGTCGGCGGTGAATGTCGTCTTCGCGGACGAAAACAACTGCATCAACACCGAAACCGCGTTGTACATGGCGGGATTTTTCGCGGCGTTTTTTGTGACCTCCAGCATGCGTCCCATTTCGTCCAAGAGCATCAGGTGCGACGGCTGCGCGCAAATGGCGGTCACGATGCCGGCCCCGCTGCCGATCCGCTCGCAGCCGAGGAGATGCGACGCAACGCGGTTGATGACCACCTTCGCGCTTTCCCGCGCCTGCTCTTTGCCGCCGCCCGTGTGCTCCAGCCCGATCATGTAGACGTTGGTTCGCGTCCCCCGGATGTCTCGCACCTTGCGTCCGGCAAAGGTCGCCACGATGGCAAGAGCACACGCTAGCGCCAACTCCGGCTGCGGATAGAGCGACTGGCTCAGCGTGTAGCCGACGATCTGCCCGAGGAGTCCGCCCGGGTCCAAGCACCGCGCCGGGAACGTCACCGGCCCATCCGTCCGCATTTCATCGGTCGGCAGGTCGATACGCTCCGGCTCGACGTCGATGACGTCCGCCGGGGCGGCGGACATCCTCGCTAAGAGCCCCGAGAAGTCCACCGCCGGCGTGTCGGCGTGTCCCCACTCCGCAGCCGTGGGCGGGCCGATCGCGTCACGGATGGCGTCCCAGTTGGCCACGCCGCAACTGGCATGGAAGCAGTGCCCGCCCATCCGCCCGCCCGCTTCCTGCGTGATGCAGCAATCTTTTAGGCTATTTTTCGACGTGTGGAGTCCGACGCGCGGACAGAGGATAAACCACCGGTCGGCGCCGTCTGGCGCCTTGTCGCGGTTGATGGTCTCGATGCCGGCGCGACGTAGCCACGCATCGACATCGAGCCGCCCAGGCGACGACACTTGCGAGACGATCAGCGACCGCGCCGGCTTGGCCGGCTTCGCGGCCGCGTCCGCCCGCTGGCGGAGCTCGACCAGCCGCCCTAGCACATCGTCCGGCAGGCTGGCAAGCGGCACGTCCGGCAGCACCACCCACCGCCGCCCGCCCGATGGCGGAAACACGCTCTGCGCGGCCTTGCCGGTCACGCCACGCACCTCGATCGGACCCGCCATCCACTTGACGCCGGCCGTCGTCGGGAATCCGTTCCGCCAGCGAAAGAGCCGGTGAACACCTCGCGCCGATTGAAAGCACGGCGTACGCGGCACGCTCCCGCCGAACGCCGCTTGGATGGCGGATTCGGCCTCTGGCGAATCCGCTTCAATATCCAAGATCCCCGAAGACTCGCCGAGCACAACGCCAACGCCGTCGCCCGCCGTGTCCTCGAAGATGGCCATGGCCTCGCCCGGATCGCGCGTCGCGAGGTGTTGCCATCCCTTGCCGCCGATCGGCACTTTTCCCAGCACTGGCACGACGCGCCAGCCTAGGCCGGCGTAGATTGCCGCCGCGTCGATAATTGATTGGTCCGCCACCCTTCACCGCCTTTAGAATGGAACATCATCACCAAACGAATCACTCGCTACCGACTCCACCTCGTCCGCGATATCGAACCAGTCGTCCCGAGGCGGCCGCGGATCAAGTGCCGCGTAGACGATCCGCGGCCACTTGCCCTCTTGGATCACCGTAATGCTTCGCACGTCCGACACCCCGCCCTTGCGCCAAAACTCGACCGCTTGCTCAATCGTCGCCGGCTGCACACAGCAACGCTTACTCCACCACTCCCGCGATTTCTTGCCGTAGTGGCCTTCGTGCTCGATGCCGATCCACTCGCTGATTACCCTTGGCATGTCGCCCGATTCTTTGACGCACTCATAGTCCACTCGCAACGTCCGCGAACCGGTGGTTTTCTTTGTGTGCAGCGAGTACCGCACGCCCTCCACAAACCATATTTCGGGCCCGGCCATGGCCGCTAGAATCGCCTTGTCGCTCGCCTTCTCGCCGTGCGGCAGCGCATCCTTATCAAACCTATCGAAATCCGCTCCGCAATGGATGCAAAGCTTGCAGCCGGCTGGCGACATTTCGCCGCAGTCTTCGCATTTCTTTTCCGGAGTTCCGCCACCGCCGCCGGATGGCTTTTTGAGTTTGCCATAGTCGGGAGAATCGAGCGGCCCGTGCCGCTCGACGTTCTCGCCGAAGTCGAGAATCAAACAGTCTTTCTTGCCTTCGGCGAGCCGAAATCCGCGCCCGCAAATTTGCGCGAACAGCCCTGGCGAACATGTCGCCCGCAACACCGCAATGCAGTCGATGGCCGGCGCGTCAAACCCGGTCGTCAGCACGTCGCAGTTGACGAGCCATCGCAAGCCGCCATCGCGAAACGCCGCGATATGCGCCGCCCGCTCTAGCTGCGGCGTGTCGCCCGTGATCACCTCCGCCCGCTCGCCAGCCGTCTCGGTAATGAGCCTCCGCACCAGTTCCGCATGGCCGACGCCAGCGGAGAAGACGAGCGCGCTCCGCCGTCCTGCGGACCGCGCCACGATCTCCGCGACGGCCCGCTTTGCGACTTCCAATTCACTGAAGGCGGCCTCCATCTGCGCGGCGACAAACTCGCCACGGGCCACCTTCAGTTGCGACGTGTCAATCGACGCGTCGCCAGCCCTGGCGACGAGCGGCGACAGATAGCCTTGCTCAATTAGCCTAGCTACTGGCGCCTCGTAGCTAACGCCAGCGAATAGCGAGCCCTCGCCGACGATCTCGCCTTGCCCCGTGCGGTAGGGCGTCGCCGTCAGCCCCACCAGCCGGCACTTCGGGTTGATGGTAGTCAGCTCCCCGAGGAACGTGCGATACATCCCGGAATCGGCGACGTTGACCAAGTGGGCCTCGTCGATGAGCACCATCTGCCGAGCCCCAAACTCGTTCGCCTTGCGATAGCAACTCTGGATTCCCGCGCAGACGATTGACGGATCGGTGTCGCGGCTGCCAAGTTTGGCAGCGTAGATGCCGACCCGCTGCCCTGTCAGCGCTTCGATTTTCGCCGCGTTCTGTTCGAGCAGTTCGCTGCGGTGGGCGAGCACCATGGCCCGCCCGCCGCTCTTAACTACGCGCCGCACAAGCTCGGCAATCACGATTGATTTACCCGCGCCCGTCGGCAGGACGATGACCGGCGATCCCGGATAAAGCTTGAGATATTGCCAAGTGTGATGAACGCTTTCGCGCTGGTAGTCGCGGAGTTCAATCGCCATCAAACAACCTCCCCTGTTCCGCCGGCGGCCGGCGGATCAACCTTGCAAACGGCTTCACGGGCTGATTTGTATTCCGCGACGGCTTTCGCAAACGCGTCCCACGTGCCGTCTACGTTGCCGCTATCGCACCACGCCAGCCACGCTTCTATTGCCCGCTCCGCCGCTTCAGCCCTGCGGATGCGAGCGTTAAACATGGCAATCCACGGCTGCTGCTCGTGCTTGTATGCACGCCATGTGTCTATTTCTAGTCGTATGTCAACCAGTTCCTCTAGCGTCTTTTCGCTAATGTGTCACCGTCCTTTTGTGATTATCACTCCACCCCAATAGCGCGTCGCGGATTTGAACCGCGTCCTTGAAGACTGCCGGCAACAACAAGCCGCCGACAGAACGGCATCCCACGCCGTCCGCCGCGCTCCGCGTCCTATTGCTGCGCGTCCCAGTACGGCGTTTCGTCGTCGTCTGAAACGCTCGGCATGGCTGGCGCCGCCTGCGGCGGCGCGGATTGCGTCGCCTGCCATGGCGCCACCTTCTTGAGGCTGTTCCGCAAATCGTCGTTTGCGTCCTTACGAACGCCGAGCGTTACTTGCAGCCGCTTGCCGACCAACTGCGCGGCGCTGGTCAATTCCTTGAGTCCGACGGCCTCCATAATTTTGGCCAACTGTTTTTTGGCGATCTTGCGCACGTCTTCCTTCTCATGGCAGACGTTTAAATTTTCCCAGTGTTTTCGTCCGTTGACGGCCGGCGTCAGCATAGAAAATTCAACGCTGATATATTGAGCCCCGGCCTTGGACGTTTTTACCTCGGCGCCCGTAATCGCCGCGCGATACGTGCCCTCCGGAATGACGTCGCTCGTATCGACGTCTTCAGTCCGAAACGCGCCGCCCAATAAATTGCTGATATCACTCATTGTTCGCATCCCCTTCGTTATCTACTTCCACCTTCGCTGCCTGCACAGTGCTTGCCGCAACACCACCACCCGGCCAATGCTTTTGGTATTCGGCCCATTGCATCGGCAATTCGTCCGGCAGGTTAAGCCGGTTCTTCGCTTGGACGGCAGC